GCCAGCGATAAGGATCTTAGTTTCGGGAACAAAGATGCACTGGAGAAAACAGTATACAGCCGCTATAAAGGTTTTTCCACACCCACGGCCCCATACGCACATGCTGAAATTTTTATTGAACATTCCCTTTAGGGTTACCTCTTGGTACGGGGCAAGCTTTACTCCGGCTATGAGTTCGACAGTTAGGCTAAGGTTATTTCTGAGGAATCTGGCTAGCGTTATTTTAGCTTCTCTGTCTTCTAGTTCCCCCTTTAGAAGCTTCAATTCGCTAAGTAGATCCTTAGCGTCTGGGTTTTTATAATTTTTTGGAGCATACCACATTTATAAAATTTTCAAATCGTAAGCCAATTGAAGATCGTAATCTCTCGCAGAGCAATTAGAGTCGAATAGTATTTTTTTCATAACTCTTGAAGACTCTTCCCTTCCGTCAACAAATAAAAACTGCAAGTCTACAAATTCCTGCATTAAGTCTCTTACGTTTCTAAAAACGTATTCTGGGGTTACCTTGACTTTCTTAGATACGTAAGGAAGCCTATTGAACGCCATGCACTCATTGATTTTTCTTTCTGTTAGCACTATTAAATAAGCCCCGGCGTCTTGAGCTCTCTTTATTTCGTTTCTAAATCTTTCGAAGCCTCCGCTTAATGTCCCCACAAAATCTCTTATCGATTTTCTTTCTATATAACACTTACAACAATCCTCTGGATTCTCTAACGTATAGTCCCCAAACTTCAATCCAGCTAATTTGATTGGATGATCTAACTTTAGGGGAGATTGTTCTCTTGTGTCTACGCATATTTTAGTTTTCTTATCTATATTAATGTTAAATATATTCTCTTCTGGTATTTTGTTAAATCTATTTTTAAGACCTAGATTAGAACATGACTTATAGTAATCGTTTAAAATGATTTGATAGAACTGGATTGGCGGACTCATAATTGTCCTAAGCTCAACCTGAGTAGGCGTGTGGACTAACTGCTTCTTTTCTACCCTCCCTTTCAGAACCTTCTCGCAGTATTTTTTAGCTTCTTCCACTGGCTTGGACTTGAGCCATTTCTGCATATTGATTCTGGTGTTAAAGTCTGTATTGAAGTAATATTCTTTGGATTTGAATTTTATAATATCACCAGTATACAGATCTTTCTTTGGGAAATACTCCTGATAATAACTAGCCATCCTTAAGTTGTGAGCTTTTAGATGACCGTGGAGCTGTCTGTCCGTTTCGAACTCTTTACTACAAACTGCGCATTTAACCATTTATTGCCTCTTCTGGTGTTAGACCCAAAATCTGAGCTTTAATTTCATCCATACTGGAAAGTTTTTCAACCTCCTCTTCCACAGCTTTTTTCTTCAGCTCGGCTAGTTTTATTAACTGATTCCTGCTTTCTTCCTGTCTCCACATTGCTACTAGATTTAGTATACTAGCATTTTCCTTGATTTGCTTACTGAGCCTTTGGCTTCTTTTTTCCTTTAGGCTTTCTAGTAGTTTTTGTTGTCTTCCAACACATTGATTGTATTCTGTTTGAGCGGTGTTGATAGCTTCAACAAGACCCATTGATATTCTTCTTCCTTCATTATCGTCAGCGGCTTCATCCATTAACTGTGATAATCTTTCTACTCTTCTTTGTATATTTGCAGAAATTACAACTTCTTGAGATAGGACTATGTACTGGTCAACCTCTTCTTGGGTTAAGTCGCTCTTATCGTTTGTGTATCTTATAAAGCTACTTTCAAATAATTCTTTATCTGTTGTCGATCTATATGTGTTGATCTGATGGCAAAACCTATAAGTCGAAAGGTACCCCATCAGTTTCAGAATATTCTTTTTTATAGTTGAATTAAGGTCTTCTTTGTCTATCTGTTCGTTGACATATTTATTTACTCTAGTTATGGCTCTGTCTATTGACTTTGGCGGTTTATAGATTTCTTCATTTTCTTCAGTTGAAGGCTCACGACCTACGGAAGGGTTTATCCCTTGAGAGGTTAGGAAGTCTCTTACGGCTCTCGTTTCAGCGCCAAGTACGGTTATGGAATCGTCCTTCTTTAAATACCGAGCCATCTCTAACGGTTTCATGGCCTCAATATTGTTAATCATAAATTCTTTTTCTTCTTCCGTCCAAGTGATTTGGTCGGTTTGTTTTAGATATTGGTGAGCTCCCCTAGCTTTGATTTTTCTGGATGCTAAAAACTTTTTAACGGCTCGACCTTCCTTGCTTCTGCCGTCTTTATTTTCGAACCCTGCTGCGTCTTGTATCAGTTCTAACAAAGATGGGGCGTTGTCTTTTTCGCAACTATTCCAAGCGTTAAGTATGGCTTCTTCCTGTTCTTTTGTTAATTTGGCCTCTTCGTTCATAGTATGTCGGCTTTATCTTCCTCTAGGATTTTTTTGACTTTAGATATTATAGATTTTTTAATGTTCTTAATTTGTTTGTATCCCGGCGCTCTATTCTTTTCTGATGTTTTATACCCCATTCTCTTAGCTACTTCTTCTTCGGATAAATCATCTATAAAAAGTAGTTTGTAGACTTTTAGTTCTATTGGTTTTAGAAATTTGGGTAATACTCTGTTTAACTTTCTAATTGCAATTTCAAAATCAAAACTATCTTTTGTCATGTTGGCTTGGAGGTGTTCGTGCTCCTCTAAAGCTACCGGTATCTTTATATCATGGGCCGATTTTTTATTTTTTTCCCAATTGGAATAGAGGGGGCAGGATGAATCTTGTTTATTGTATATAACACATAAGTCGTTACCCTCAGAAGCGGCGCATTTTAAACATGGCTTTGCGTAGTTGCCGTAGTTGTTTCTAATAAGGTTCTTGATTTGGTTGGTTATAATCCTGTTTAACCAAGGCGCAAGAGGTTTCTCGGGATCATACATGTCCCATTTTTTATAAATATGAAGCCTGAGAATTTGAGAAATATCATCAAAGTCCATCCAAGTAATTGAAGTTAACTTCCACTTGGATTTTCTTTTTTTTATCTCTTCGTTAATTTCATTTATACAGTCTTCGAAGCTGTTTTTCTTGTTATGCATCCTCCGGGTCGTCTGGTTTGGGGATAATATCCCCCATACGGACCCCTTGCTGTTTCAAAGACCCCTCTACCTCAAACTCTAACTTATGTATGTTATCTGGAACATATAAGTGAGAATCGTCTTCGAAATCATCTTCAACTTCTGAGTCGTCCCTAGGTCGGATTTTAGACTTACTAATATGAGTAGTCTTTCCTTTTCCTAAGGGTTGTCCGCATGAAGAGCAAAAACACGGCTTACTAGCATAACTATACTTTATGCTTGTTCCGCAAGATTGACAATAAATCTTCATACTTTTAATTATATACACTAATAACATAGAAATACTAAATTTTCTTATGACTCAGATCAAGTTTTTTGAATGATAAAGCCTAAGAAGTGTATACATTATAAAGCCATGGCGGATAAAGTTAAATTCAAAACAGCCAAAAAAGGCGGGGAGACTGAGTACGAACTAATCTGGAGGAAGCCACATAAAAAGTGGAATGCAGACGGATTATGTTGGCCCCCAGCAATGAAAGATCCCAAAATAATGATTGACCCCTCTTTACCGCCCAGAAGAGAGATATCTGTACTAGCAGAAGAATTAGTCCACGCTTTCTTTTGGGACAAAACCGAAGAGGAAGCTAGAAAGTTCTCATCAGTTCTATCTCAATGCTTATACAAGAGAGGCTGGAGAAAACAGGAGTCTATTGCTTAACGGGGTGTAATTATATATGTATGGGTGATCTACACACACTCGCTCAAAATGGTAACACATATAAATAATTAAAAAAATGGACAGAACTCTTCAACAGGCTGTACAAATGGAGGACATTTATGGAGTAAAAGCCATACTAGCAGATGGCTCCGTAAGAATTAATGGAAGAGATGAAAAGGGTTGGATGGCTATACATTATGCCGTTGCCCTAAACAACAAAGAAATGTGTGAATTACTATTCGAACATAAAGCTAATCCAAACGGTGCATGTTATGACGGTCAACTAAACGCATATGAAA